TAGCAGGAATTAATGAGAAAATAGAAAAATAAATAAAAATTTAGAATTAGAAAAAATTGTGTTTTCACAAACCATTGATTTTATTGGGTTTGTGAAAACCAAAATCATTATAAAACATAAATTTTATCACAACTTAAAAGGAGGAAATATGAAAGGTAAATGTGCCAAACAAGAAACAATTGCTATTATATAAAATAATGGTCAGTATTGGATTGGTTCTAATTGTTGTAATAATGCTCAAGAAATATGTCCTAGAATTGGAATGGAAACAGGAATAGGTTATGAATTATGTAAAACAATATGTAAACAACAAAATCATGCAGAAATAGATGTTTGTATTAAGGCAGGAGAAAATGCCAGAGGTGGGACATTATATTTATTAGGACATACATATTGTTGTGATGATTGTAAAAAAGTTATGAATGAGTATGGAATTAAGAATATTATTATTGGTAAAATTCCTAATAGTATTTTAATTAAATTATAAATATAATAAAGGAGTTGATTTTGTTTATTGAAAGTATTAAGTTGTTTTTCAGGTATAGGTGCATTTGAGAAAGCATTACAAAGACAAAATATAAAATATGAATTAGTTAATTATTGTGAAATTGATAAATATGCAAGTAAAAGTTATTCCTTAATACATAATGTTTCAGAAGAATTAAATTTAGGTGATATTACAAAAGTAAATGAGAAAGAATTGTCTGATTTTGATTTAATAGTCGGAGGAAGTCCATGCCAAGATTTCAGCATTGCCGGAAAACAAGAAGGTGCTAAATGGACATGTGAAGATTGTAAGCATGAATATAATCCATTGGAAGCACATTATACTAATAGAAATAAATGTCCTAAATGCAATTCTACAAATATTGAAAAAACAAAATCATCTTTATTAGTTGAATGGTTAAGAATTTTAAAAGAGAAAAAACCTAAATACGGTATATATGAAAATGTAAAAAATATTGTAGGTAAAAAATTCAAACAAACTTTTGATTTATTTGAAAAAGAATTAAATGAGTATGGTTATAATACATACTGGAAAGTTTTAAATGCAAAAGATTATGGCATTCCACAAAATAGAGAACGCGTATATTTAATAATTATAAGAAAAGATATAGATTATTATAGTTTTCAATTCCCAGAAGGATTTGATAATGGAATTAGATTAAAAGATTTATTAGAAGAAAATGTGGAAGAAAAATATTACATAGAACAAAATAAAACTGACAAATTAATTGAAAAGTTAAAGGATAAAGAAATAAGTAATACTGTTCGTTCAAGTGGAAGAGGAAGTTTAGATAGACATTCTTGGGATATGGTTTGTGTTGATAGTAAAAATGAATTAAATATAATTGGTAATTTGAGTAATACTGGGCATCATGGATTAGATGTTTATTCAGAAATGGGGATTGCTCCAACTTTAAAATCTAGAGATTATAAAGACCCTATTAGAATTATGCAAATTGGATTATTAGACATTAAGGGTAATGAGCAAGTTAGGAGAGTAGACTCTCCTAACGGAATATCACCAACTTTAAATAGTATGCAGGGAGGTAATAGGCAGCCTAAAATACTTGAGGAAAACGAATTAATATTTGTAGGAGGAATAGATACTACAGAAAAATGGATTGATAATGATAAAAGTTTAAGTAGAAATTATAAAGAAGGTTATAGAGTTTATGATAGTGAAGGAATTGCTTGTTGTCAAAAAACTAATGGTGGAGGAATTGGTAGTTATACTGGATTATATTTAGAAAATACATATAGAATTAGAAAATTAACTCCGCTTGAGTGTATGCGATTGATGGGTTTCGATGATAAAGATTATTACATATTGAAAGATAATAAAATTTCAAATAGCCAAATTTATAAAATGGCTGGCAATAGTATTGTAGTTAATGTGCTTGAAGAAATATTTAATAAATTATTAAAATAAAAGTATTGACATTTGTAACCTACTTAATTTATAATACAGTTACTAGTAAAATTAATTTCAAAGAGGAAAATATCTATGATTATTTAATTTGATAAATTATTTCGCAAGTAGAAGAGATACTTATTTTAAATAAATATAATTTAGGAGGTAAAAATATGGGTTACAAAATTTACATTGGCAATTCAAAATGTACAAAATGTGGTAAGTCTCATAAGAAGGTTTTTGAAATTGATGGTAAACCTTATGGTTCTAGTTGTGCTAAAGACATTATAGAAAAAGATCTGAACGCACCTGTTTGGTTATATGAAATAGCTGAAAATTATGTTCAAAAGAAAATAGAAAAAAAAGACATAGAAGAAAATGTAGATGATTTTGAAGTTAATTTTTGGAATGAGTTGCCGAGTAGGAATGATACAAAATTAGGGAAAGAATGTGACGGTTGGTATGAAAGTTATGTCTATGAAAAAACTATAAAAATACAAGGAAAATCAGTTAAAGTAGATTGGCAATATGAGATAATTGATTATTTGCATAGCAGACATAAAGAAATAACTTCTAAATAACTTTCAATCAATGACGCATTTCATAAAGAAATAATACTTGACATACTAACAATATAATGTTAAAATAATAACAACAATTAAAAAGGAGGAAAATATTATGTCAAAATATAAAATATTCTATGGTTTAGGTGGAGGCTTTGGTGGAGTAAGTGAAGGAGAAATAGAAGAATTTGAAAATGAGGATATAGCAGAAGAATATGCTTTTTTCTTGTGCATGTGAAAAATATGATAATTATGCTGGATCATATGGATTAAGAGATATTCAACAAATTATGGAACAAGATGAAGTAGACGAGGATGAAGCAGAAGAAATATTCAATGGAGAAAGAGAAAGTTGGTTAGATTATTATGTTGAATTGGTTGAAGAATAAATTATAAAATTAAAGGAGAATATTAATATGAATAAACCTAAACTAGAAGAATTTATGGTGTTTGAAGATAAAAATGGAGAGATGGGAGTAATTATAAAAAGTAATTCAGAAAAATATAAGTGGAAGAAATGCTATAATAATTTAGATGTTGGTCAAATATTTAGCGAAGATTGTGATAATAAAATATATAATCAAATTATCAAATTATATATAATTGAAGATAAAGGAAGTAGAATATTTGGTGCTTTAAGATTTATGAATAATGGTGGATTACATAAGTATAAATGTGTTTATGAATATGTTGAACCTATTGAAGAAATTAAGGAAATTAAACCAGTAAATATTACTATTAATCTTACTTTAAATAGTCATAAAAATTTAGATGAGATTATGAATGAAATTAAGGTAGTTTTAGAAAAATCCAATTTTACAAACCATTGATTTATAAGGGTTTGTGAGTGTTTATAATGATAAAATAAATAATAGTAAATAATATTAACACAAAAGAAAGATTTGGTTTAAACTTTAATAAAAAGGAGTAAATTATGGACAAAGAATACATAAAGTTTCTAAAATTTAGGACAGAGTTAATTGAGTTATTAAAAAAGTATAAATATGAAATATCAGGAACAAATCTTGATGATGGTTCAATGAACATAGAAAATAAAAATGGTGTTGCATATATATTAAGAGATACTTATTCAGATTATAAAGCATTAGATTCTAATTGGAATGAATTATCCACAAATTATATATTAAATATGTTTCCAGAAGATAATACATCACCTATTGAAAATAATAATATTGGGATATTCACTAATAATTATGATAAAGCATATGCATTATTTAATAATTTACATAATAAGAATAAAGATAATGTAGAAAGATTTAGACAAAGTAAAGAAGAAATGAATTTATTATTAAAAGATGGCAGATATTTTGTATGGATTAAATTAAGAGATTCTTCAAGAGGTCGTAGATGTTCTAAGGTAGTTTATATTGATAGAAATTTAACCTTAAATGAATTGCAATATCATGTTAAACCTATTTGTTGTTATTGTAAAAGGGAAGATATAAGAGTATTTTAATAAAAGGGGAATATAAATTATGGATAATGATAAAACATTAGAAAGAATAAATAATACATATCAAAATAATTTAGAACATATTGAAAAAGTATTATTAAATGTTGGAATTAATATAAGAAAAGATAAATATGAATTAAAATCATTATCAGAAATACTTAAAAAAATATCTATGAAATGGGATGAATTATCTACAGAAGAAAATAAATTTATTAATAGATGGATTTGTATAAGTATAGCAGGAATAAAAGATGCAAATTATTTAAATGTTTTAATTAATAAAATAAGTAAAGGAGATAACTTGTGGAAATCAAAAACAAACAAGAAAAACAAAAATTCTTAGATTATCATATCAAAGAAAAAGATATTGGTTGTTATGCACTTGTAACTTATAATAATTATACTAAAGCTATTTATTTAGCTAATTTAGGAAAGTCAAATATTAAAAGTGATAATTGGTATTTAGAATATCCTTGTGAATTAAGAGAATTTATTTTAAATAATAAAAAGGATTTAAAATATCTTAAAGAACAGGGATATATTATTAAAGATGACAATGCATATGAAATTGATCCATATCAACAAACTGCTCCATTTTTACCAGAAGTGTTAGATGATTTGACATTAATTTCTGAGGAATATTGTTTAGAATGGATGTTAGAGAATAGGAAGTAAAATAATATAATTTAAAGGAGAGTATAAATTATGAACAATGATAAACTTATGAATGAATATTTCCAATGGTCAAAAGATACTGGTAGATTTAAGTATGAATTAACAGATGTAATTGTAAATGATAATGGAGAAATTAAAACAGAAAAGAAAATGGCATGGGTTACAAAAACTTCACCTGATGATTGGAGAGAATTTTGTAAGGATAGAGGTATAGAATACGAAGGTGAAATGAAATTATTGGCAATGTATTAATTGTTTTGAAATTCCTCTTTTATGTTAATATAAAGATATGGTATAATAAAAAGGGTGATAAAATATGTGGACAATAAAACCAGAAAGCATTAAACCAATAAAGAAATGGAATGTAGAAGGTAATGAGTATATCATAATTGTTCAACATATAGAAGAAGATGAAATTAAAGGTAAAATATTAAGTAATACAAAAACTACACAAAGATTTTGTAAAGCAAAAAAGAATGGAGATATTGTAATTAATTTTAATGGCCAGAAAATAAAAGCAAATATTAATCAAATAGAAGGAGATTGATGATTATAGTAGAACCATATTATAGAAATAATAATATTGAATTAAATCTATGTGATAATCTTGAATTACTTAAAGAATTACCTGATAATTATATAGATTTAATTTACTGTGATATTTTATATGGCACAGGAAGAAATTTTGGAGATTATCAAGATTTAAAACCTCAAAAAGAAATAATAGAAAAATTTTACATACCAAGAATTAAAGAAATGCATAAAACATTAAAAGAAACAGGAAATATTATTTTACATATGGATGATAGAATTAATCATTGGATTAGAAATATTTTAGATGATATTTTTGGCTATAAATATTTTAAGAATGAAATTGTATGGAATTATTTAAGTGGAGGATCAACTAGAAAATATCTTCCTAAAAAACATGAATATTTAATATGGTATTCTAAATCTAATGATTATACTTTTAATCCGATATTTAAAGAATATAGTGATAAAGTAAAAGTAAGAAATGGTTGCGGATTTGATAAACAATCTAAAGGATATGGGTGTAAAGAAGAAGGTACACCTATAGTAGATTGGTGGACTGATATAGAAAAAGTATTAAATTATAAAATGCCAGAATATACAGGTTATCCTACTCAAAAAAGCAAACAATTATTAGAAAGAGTGATTAATTTATTTAGCAATGAAGGAGATATTGTATGTGATTTATTTATGGGAAGTGGGACAACAGGAGTTGTCGCATTAGAATTAGGTAGAAAGTTTATTGGGTGTGATATTGGAGAAAAAGCATGTGAAATTAGTAAGAGTAGAATTGAAAAAGTTATAAAAAGTGTTTGATAAAATATAAAAGGAGAGGATATATATCATTACCAACTTACCATGTGGGTGCTCAACCGTCCCAATTAAAAAATTCATCAAAGTTAAAGAAAAATTATTAGCAGGTAAAGCAATTATAACTGATAATCCAGAAATCGAAGAATCTGAGATAGTTTTCTTTCAATTTAAAGACGAAAATGTATTTTCAGTAGTTATGCTTCCTGATGATACTCAGGGAACTGCAAATTTCAATATAAAGAGAGCAATTGAAATTTGCAAGGAATTATGGGATAGTGGATATGATTTTTGTTATGGGGAGCATATGAGTTTTAGTGTTAGTGAAGATGGGGAAGATAAAATAATAGTTGACAGAATCAAAATATAATGTTAAAATACATATGGAATGAAAATAAAATTTAAAAAGGAGAATGTATATGAATAATATGAATAATATGGTAGATAAAATTTTTGGAAAAGTAATAGTAGGAGAATCAATCTTATCAAACAATGAATATGATAATCCTATCAACACAATAGAAAAAGATAATAAAAAGTATTTGCAATATGAATTAATAGGATTAAATAGTAAACATATTAAAGTTGAAAAGAAATTTGTTAACAGAACTAGAGAGTTGTTTGTTATTGTAACTGGTAAATTCAAAGATGAAGTAACTGGATGGGAAAATGATATTAATATTAATTTAAGAGTAGATTGGAGAGTATATGATAAAGTTACATATAATATTCAAGATGGTATTTTAACTATTATATTGCATGAAATTATTAATGAAGAACCAGAAGTAGAATTATATTCTGATTATGGGTGGATGGAATAAATAATATTTTAAAATATAAAATTAGGGATTAGTGCTTGACAGAATATAAAAATAATGTTATAATTTGAATAGTTAAAAATTAATCTGTCAAGGAGGTAATAATTTATGAGTGAAAATACTTTCAAAGTTTGGATTACAAAATATGCTTTAACAGAAGGAATACGTGAGAAAGAAGTAGAAGGAAGTAGAAGGGATGGAGTAGTAGAAATTGTGGGAAGTAATGGTATATATTGTCATGGTGAAGGCAAGGAATGGCATAAAGATAAAGAATCTGCAATTAAACGTGCTGAAGAAATGAGAAACAAGGAAATTATTAAGTTAGAAAAGAAAATACAAAAGTTGAAGGATATGAAGTTTGAGTGATAAAAGTAAGGTTAATAAAAATAAAGGAGGTTACATATGGACAAGATTAAGAGGATTAAACAACTTGTAAAAGAATTAAATATCCACAGGCACAATTATTATAATCTTAATAAACCAACTATTTCGGATAAAGAATATGATAATATGATTGAGGAATTAACTAATCTTGAAAACGAATGTAATTTTATACTTAATAATTCACCAACTATTACTGTTGGATATGAAGTAATATCAAAACTACAAAAAGTAGAACATCCTATTCCACTTAAATCATTATCGAAGACCAAATCTATTGATGAAATTAATCAATGGAGAAAAAATCAAGATATTTTAGCAATGTTAAAGGCTGATGGATTAACAAATGAAATAGTGTATAATGAAGGAGTATTAATTGAAGGTTCAACCAGGGGCAATTCTATCGTTGGTGAATTAATCACTCATAATTGCAAGACATATAAAAATTTACCCAAAATAATACCATTTAAAGGATTTTTAAGAATAGCAGGAGAATCAATTATTCATAAAGATGATTTTGATAAAATTAATTCAAAGTTATTAGATGAAGATAAATATGCAACTCCACGGAATCTTGTTTCAGGTTCTTGCCGTCAATTAAGTAGTGAAATATGTTCTCAAAGAGAAGTTAATTTTTATGCTTTTGGGGTACTTGAATGTAATAAAGAATTATCTGATTCTAAATTTAAACAGTTTAAATGGTTAAATGAATTAGGATTTTCAACAATTAATCATGTTAAAATCAATAAAGGTGAAAATATTTATCAATATATTGATAAAATGTATCAAATTGCAGAAGAAACTAAAACTCCAATTGATGGATTAGTATTTACTATGGATTCAGTTAAATACTCTAAATCATTAGGTGAGACATCTCATCATCCTCACCACAGTATCGCTCTGAAAGCAATAGATTTAGCAGAAACCACAAAATTAACAGGAATTGAATGGTCTGTAGGAAGAACTGGAGTTATTACACCTGTTGCTTTATTCCAAACTGTTCTTTTGGATAATACCGAAGTATCAAGAGCAAGTCTTCATAATTTAAGTATTATTGAAGAATTAGAATTAGGGATTGGAGATTCTGTATCTATAATAAAAGCCAACCAAATTATTCCTCAAATCGAAGAAAACTTTACAAGAAGTAATAATATAGAAATCCCTAAAGTATGTCCTATATGTGGTGGCATTACAGTTATTGAACAATTAAATGAAAGTAAAGTATTAAAATGTACTAATGATAATTGTTCTGCTAAATTGTTAAAACGATTTTCTCATTTTGTTTCTAGAGATGCTTTAAATATTGAGGGATTATCTGAACAAACCTTAGAGAAATTTATTAATCAAGGTTGGTTAAAAACTTTTGATGATATTTATAATTTAGATAAATATAAAAGTCAAATCATTAAGATGGATGGTTTTGGAAGTAGAAGTTATTCTAAGTTAATGAATTCCATTGAAAAATCAAAAAAAGTTAAAATGCAAAATTTTTTATATGCTTTAGGTATTCCGCAAATTGGAAAAGGTTCAAGTAAAATCATTGCTAAACATTTTAATAACGATTGGTTTACATTTGGGAAAGCATTATTAAATGGTTTTGATTTTACTATATTAGATGACTTTGGCGATATTACTAATCAAAGTTTGTATAATTGGTATAAAAATGATAGTGAAATAAATATGTGGATTGGATTAATCAATATTATGGAATTTGAGAAGGAGGAAAAGAAAGTGGAATTAAGTCTTAAATCACTTGAAGGATTAACTTTTGTTGTTACTGGATCAGTAGAAACATTTAAAAATCGTAAAGAATTAGAAGAATTAATTACATCTCTATTGGGTAAATTGAGTTCTGGTGTTAGTTCTAAGACAAATTTTTTAATAAATAACGACATATCTTCAACCACTGGAAAAAATAAGAAAGCTAACGATTTAGGAATTGAGATTATATCCGAAACACAATTCAATGAAATGATTGGTAGAGTTGTTTGATTGAAGTGTTAGATGTTATGTGTTTTAGTGTTAATTAAGGTTTTGTTCAAGGGGAAATAAATTAAAAATAAATAAAATTTCCCCTTGACAGAATATAAAAATAAATATATAATAGTAAAGGATTAAGTTATGGAAGGGTAAGGAGTAAGGAAAGTAAGAAATAAGAAGTAAAAAACAAATCCAAAAAATTAATAAAGAAAAGGAGAAATGATTTATTTATGGTTAATGTTGAAAAAGTTCCGTACAAATCAATTGAAGTGGAGACAGAGGTAGGAATTCAGACTATTTCAAGTGGCAACAAAATTACTTTTATTGTTGAAGACACAGGAGAGTCAAAAGTTGGTATTGTGACAGGTTTTAAAGGTACTAAACCTGAGAAGGTGGAAATTGAATTTATCCCTAGTGATGGCAAGCATAAAGAAACATGGTCTGTGTTAGATATTAGTGAGGGTAGTTTAAGATTAGTTGAAGAAGATGATGGGGAAGATAGTATGGATGATAGTGGTAATGAGGATGAAGAATAGGATTTAATGGGTAAATTGGTTAGGAATTTGGCATATTGGTAAGTTAATTAAATAGTTACATAGCGAATCATAAATGGGAATAATAAAATAAAAAATATAAAATTTAAAGGAGATTAAATATACATATGGCAGAAAAACAAAAAAACAAAGGTTTAGGATTACCTCAAACTAAAGGTGGATTTCAAATTAAAGGTATCACTACAGGTACACAAAAAGAAAGTTTCTATAAGGAAACTTTAACTAAGAAAGCACAAAAACCTTGGAGAACAGTTAATTTTGGCATGAAGACAGATAAAGAATCAACTTTATACATAACTCTTTCTGATGGAGAAAAAGATAAAGTATATTTTTCAAAAACTGAAACAGTAGATGGTAAAAAGAAAACAGACGTTCAAGATGTTGCTTGGAAAGATAGACTTAAATTTAATAAAGAAGGTTATAGGATTATTGGTGTAAATATTGGTATTACTAAAAAGCAAGATGATAAAGGTAAGGAAGTTAACGATAAAAAAATGTTAACTGGATATGATGCTTGTAGAGAAATTTCTGAAAATTTAAAAGATGATTTAAATTTATTTATTCGTGGTAATATTGATTACAGTAGTTTTGAAGGTAAAAATGGCAAAGTTAGAGCAGTTAAATTTATTCCTAATCAAATTTCACTTTGTAAAGAAGTAGATTTTGATGCAGAAGGTTTTGAACCTACAGCAGATTTTACACAAATTATTGTATTTACAGGAATTGAACCAGAAGATGATACTAAAACTAGATTTATTGTTTCTGCAAAAATTGTAAATTATAATAATATTGAAGATGCAGAATTTATTATTGAAAAGAAAGAGTTAGCAACAACATTTAAGAAAAATCTTAAACCATATCATGCTCTTAAAGTATGGGGTATTATTAAAGTAAGTAAAGATATTGAAGAAGTAGAAGTGTCAGATGGTTGGGGAGAAGAAAATAAAATGGATAAAGTTAATTCTCCAACTAAAAGGGAATTGATTATTGTTGGTGCAGATCCTAAAACATTAGATAAGGAAACATATTCTGAGAAAGCGATTGAAGAAGCAATGGAAAAAATTAAATCTGACAAGAAAGCAGAAAATGAATTTGGTAATACTTCAGATGATTGGGGTAAGGGAGATTCAAAGAGTAGTGATTCTTCAGAAGATGATGATACTGCTTGGTAGAAATTAAATAAGTAGTTAATTTATAAGGGTGATTGATTTCACCCTTATAAAATATAAATATAATTAATAATAAAATATAAACAAATGGAGGAAAATTAATATGGCAATTGGTCGTGGAGGAAGTAAAGTACAGACAAAATGTGGCTTTTTAATTTTTGGAGAACAAGGTACTTGGAAATCATCTTTGTGTCTTGAATTAATGAAGTTTAAAAGAGAAGATGGCAAACCTTTTAGGGTATTATATATTGATCCAGAACAAGGTAGTATTGATAGTTATTTAGAAAATTATGAGAATGAAGGTTATGATTTAAGAAATATTTTTATCATTTATACCCAATCTGTTTCTGAAGTAAAACAATTTATTAAGAAAGCAAAAAATTATGAAGAATTTTATGAATTTGATGAAGAAGGAAATGAAACTGATATTGTATATCTTGATGCAGATGGTGAACCATTTAAACCTGATGCAATAGTAGTTGATGGAATTACTTTATTATATGTGGCAAAACAGCAAAGTATGTTGAATTTTAGTAAAAAAAGAGCGACTGTAAGAGCAAAGAAAAATGAATTAATTGGTATGGAAAAAGAAGTTGCTATTGATGGAGCAGGTATTGAAATTAAAGATTATCAAGGGTTAAAATTTGAAGGGCAAGATTTAATTCTTGATTTACTGGCTTGTGGTAAGCATTTTGCTATAACTTGTCGTGAAGATGATGAAAAAGAATCTTTTAGGGATAAGGCAACTGGAGAAATTAAATCAATGGCAACAGGTAGAAAAATTCCTAGTGGATTTAAAGATCTTCGTTATAATGTAAAAACAGTTATTCGTACATTTAAAGATGATGATGGTATTATAAAAGCAATTATAGAAAATAAAGATAGGACATTAGTACATAAGCAAGATGAAATACTTATAGAACCTACTTTAGTAGATTGGCAAGTAATAGTTGACAAAAATAAAGGTAAAAAAGATTTTGTTATTGCTAATAACTTAAATAAATCAGTAGATAAAGAAATGAAAGCAATTGAAAAAGAAAACTCTAGATTTGATGAAGAAATGAATAACTTCACTACTAATAAAAATGAAATTGAATTAAAAACCGTTGAAGATTATCATAATGCAATAGGGAACGCTGTTAAAAAATTATCAACAAATGATAAATCATTAAAACAAGCAAAAATATCTGAAGCAGGATTGCCAAAAGCATTCCAAAAACTTAATGATATTGAAGAATTGAAGAAATATCTAAACATTATAAATAATTAAATAAATATTTAGAAGGGAGTATTATCTCCCTTCTTTGTATAAGGTAAGGTGAAAAAAATAAATGACACTAAGTATAACTCGTAAGTGTTTTCATTGTAAAGAATATATTTATTTGGATAATGATAATTTTGTTTATATTAAAGATAAATATTATCATTTTGATTGTGCTGTAGAAAAGCAATTAAATAAAAAAAGAAATAAATTATCCGTTGAACAATTACTTGATATACAAAAGCAAAACAAAATAGATTTAGAATATAGAATCACTAAAGATAAATTATTTAGATGGTTACAAAATGCATATAATACTGTTGTTATTCCAAAATATTTTTACATAAAGATGGATGAAATTTTTAATGGAACATATAAAGGATTATCAAAAGGTATTCCTCCAGAAGATTTATTAGATATGTGGAAAAGAAAACAAGCAGAATTAGATAGAATAAATAATTCAAATAATAAAAAAGGTAAATGTTTGATTGGTTGTTCCAGAATACAATATGATTTAGCAGTTCTATTGAATAAGTATGATAGTTATTTAAAATGGAAGGAACAACAAAAATTATTAGAAAATGAAAAACAAAATATAATTGATAATTTGAATAAACCAAAAATAAACTATGGATTAATAAATAAATCTGTTGAAAAAAATATAGATGTAGACACAAACATAAATGACTTGTTAGATGAGGTATTTTAAATGACAGATATACTTAAAGAAAAAGAACCTAGAAATATTCAAAATGAAATTCTTCTTGTTGGATGTTTTTATAAAAATCCTGATTTATATGTATCTTGGGGACAATATATAAGAAGTAAATATGATTTTGATGATGAAGCAACAAAATTTTATTATGATTGTTTTGAATTAATGTATAAAACTTTTGCCCAAACTATTGATGAAAATAAAGTAAATACCTTTATGAGTCAAGATAAGGATAGATTAAAAACATATAAATTATTTGGTTCTTTTAAAATAATATCACAATGGATCTCATTAGCAGACATTGAAGATTTTAAAAATTATTTTAATATTGTTAAAAAGTTTTCTTTAGTTAGAGAATATCAAAGAAATGGGTATCCTGTTCAAAAAATATTACAACATAAAAAATTTAATGAATGGAATGCACAAGACATATATAAAATGATTCGTGCAAAAGCAGATAAAATAAATACAATTATTTTAGCAAATGAAGAAAGTGTTGTATTAAATGAAAAAACAAATGATACTATTCGTAAATATTTAATAAAACCTCAGATGGGGATGGAAATTCCTTGGAATTTAGTTAATGAAATGTTTAGAGGATGTAGATTGGGGAAAGTTGTTTTTGATGGTTTATTATCAAACGAAGGTAAAACTCGTAAATTAATGAAATTAATTGCTTATATTACATTAATAAAAAATGAAAAATTTTTATTAATAAGCAATGAAATGGATGAAGATGATTTACGTAGTGCATTAATTACCACTGTAGTAAATAATAAAGAATTTAAAGAGTTACATGGAATTGATATTATCAAACCAGAAAAAGAAATAGTTTTAGGTCAATATAAAGATGATAAAGGAAATTATATTACAAGAGAATGTGATGATGATGGGATACCAATAGAAAGTGAAGAAGATTATATTAAACGTGTACAAAAAAATTCAAATGAATTTAGAAAAATTATTGAAATAGGGAAATGGGTAGATAGTAAAAAAGATAAACAAATATTTTTTAAGGACGTAGGCTTAGATTATTCTGATAAGGCATTGGAATTTGAGTATAGAAAACATAATATTGTACATGGTGTAAAATATGCAGGATATGACACTTTAAAAGGTTTTGGTACTGATGATTGGATGAGTGTAAAACAAACAGGGACTAAATTAAAAGAATTAATGAAAGAAATCAAAATGTTTTTATGGGCAGTTTTCCAATTGACTGATGATACCGTATTTACAGATATATTTCAATTAAGTAGTAATAATATTGCTAATGCTAAACAATTAAAACACATAGCAGATATGTTAATGTTAGGTAAAAGAATACCGAAAGAAGATTATAATAAATATCAATATATAGATAATAGTTCATGGGGAACTCCAATTGCTCAAAATCTTAACTTATCTAAAACTTATATGGGAGCAAAGGTAGATAAAAATCGTGGTGGTAGTAAAGATGTTATACCTTTAATGGAAATTGATCTTGATTTAAATACATGGATAGAAATTGGATATTTAATAAGAAAAACATAATTTATATGGAAGTGTATTCATGGACATTAAACAATTAAAAACTTACATATTTGAAAATCATAAAATAGAAGATATTCTACAAGAAATAGGATGTCATTCAATAAAATATCATTCTATTGGTAATCCAGATCCATATTGGAGTGCAGCAAATATAGATGGCAATAATAGAACAGCAATAAATATTTATAATAAAGAATCGTTAAAATGTATTAATCATACAAGAGATATAAGAATTGGGAAGAATGAATTTACTGATTTAATATCTCTTGTATGTTTTAATAAAAAATTAGAATTATTTAATGGTATAAAATATATATGTGATATGTTAGGAATATCATACTACCATGATTTTGACGAAAATATTCCTGAAAGTATTCGTATTACAAAACTTATTTATGAAATGCAACAAGGCAATATTGACATTGAAGAAAAACCATTAAAACCTATTTCTAACCAAATACTTAAATATTATAAACCATATGTTAATGATATGTTTTTAAATGATGGAATATCATATGAAACACAACAAGAATTTCAAATAGGTTATGATGAGCAATCAAATAGAATTACTATTCCAATATTTTCAGAAATTAATGATTTATGTGGGGTTAAAGGAAGATTGTTTAAAAAAGAATTAGAAGAATGGGAACAAAAATATATCTATTTAGAACCTTGTGCAAGATCAAAAATATTATTTGGTTTAAATAAAACATACCCATATATAATGAAACATGGGGAAATATTTGTAGGAGAATCAGAAAAATTCCCTTTACAATTATGGTCTATGGGATATTATAATTCAATTGGAATAGGTGGTACAAAAGTAACTAATTATCAAATAGAAAAATTAACTAGACTTGGAGTGAATATAATATTTGCTTTTGATAAGGGTATTGAAAAAAAAGAAATTGAAGATATTGCGAATAGATTTGTTGATGGAATAAATATTTATTACCTTTATGATGATAAAAATATTTTAAATAATAAAGAATCTCCGTCAGACAATCAAGAAAAGTTTGAATATTTAATAAAAAATTGTTTATTTAAAATAAAATAAAAGGAGTAATTAATGAGATATAATTTAATTGAAAATAGTTTAAATGACATTTATAATCCTAAAGAAACTGTACTTAAAAATAGAGGAATTAAAAATACAAAAAAATATTTAAATCTAGATGATAGTTATTTATATCATTTTAGTGAATTAGATAATATTTATGATGCAGTTAAATGTTTATTATGGCATTTAGAAAATGATAGTGAAATACATATTATTGTAGATCCAGATGTAGATGGAAACACTTCTGCTAGTATGATGTATAAATATTTAAAATTAATTAAACCAAACATTAAATTAACATATTCTATACATTCAAAAAAACAACATGGTATTTCAGATGATATTAATATTCCTGAAAATATTAATTTACTTATTATTCCAGACGCTTCTAGTAATGATGTTGATCAATGTAAAGAGTTAAAAGAAAAAGGTATTGATATTATTATTTTAGATCATCATGAAATTGAAAAACAAAATACTTATGCTATTGTAGTTAACCCACAAAATTGTAATTATAAAAATAAATCAATTGCTGGATGTGCTGTTGTACTAAAATTCCTTCAAGCACTTGATGAAGAATTGTGGTATGATTATTCAGATAACTTTATTGATTTAGTTGCTTTAGGTCTTATTGGAGATAGTATGGATATTAAAAAGTTTGAAACAAAAAGACTTATTGAAAAAGGACTTTCTAAAATAAGAAGTAAATTATTTAAAGCATTAATAGATAAACAATCATATTCAATAAACGGAAATATTTCAATTACTAATATTCAATTTTATATAGTACCATTAATAAATGCTCTTATTCGTGCAGGTGATTATGATGAAAAAGATATGTTATTTAGAGCATTTATTGAAACAGATGAAATATTTGAATACAAACCACGTAGAAAATCTAAAAATGATCCTGAACCAGAATTAATTATAGAAGATATATATACTAGAGTAGCAAGACTATGTGCAAATGCAAAACAAAGACAAAATAATTCTAAAAATAAAGATGTCGAAAAAATACTTGAATACATAGAAGAAAAAGGTTATCACAATAATAAAATAATTATTGCAAATATTACGGATAAGTTAAATGAAAGTCTTACAGGTTTAGTTACAATGAATATTGCAAGTAAATATCATAAACCATGTTTATTATTAAGGAAAGTTAAAGATAAACCTGATTATTATGCAGGATCAGGAAGGAATATTAACGGAAGTCCAATTAATGATTTAAAACAATTCTTGCAAGATACAAATATGTTTACATACGTAACTGGTCATGCAGGGGCATTTGGTGCAGAAATACATAAAGATAATATTCAAAATGTAATTAAATTAATTAACAAACAATTAAAAGATGTTGATTTTTCTTATTATTATGAAGTTGATTTTATTATTGATATTGATGATTTAGACATTAGTTTTATTAAATCAATGGAAGAATTAAAATCTATATATGGACAAGGGATTAAAGAATCTTTAACAACAATTAAAAATATAATAGTACATAAAAATGATATATCTTTAATGGGTAAAGATAGTAAAACTTTAAAATTTATTTATAATGATGAAATATCATTTTTAAAATTTAAATTAGATGAAAATGATGTAGTATTAAAATGGTTAAATGATTGGGAAGATATGAGTGATAGTATTATATTAAACCTAATTGGAAAATGTGGAATAAATAATTTTAAAGGAATTTTAAGTCCACAAATAATTATTGAGGCATGGGAGAGGGTATTTGATGATTAACCTTCATGTTCATGATGCAAAAGCATCATTATTAGATTCTATTGCAACAGTTGAAAAAATAGTAGAATTTGCAAAAAATAATAATCAATCTGCTATAGCAACAACTAATCATGGACTTATGACTTCTTTTGTTGATTTTGTTAAAGTGTGCAATAAAAGTAATATTAAACCTATTATTGGATGTGAAATTTATGAAACAGATAATATGTATGAAAAAAGCGATACAAAAGAATATCAACAACCAAGATATCATTTAATACTTTTAGCAAAAAATAAAATTGGGTTACAAAATTTATTTAAAATAGTTTCAATAGCACAAACAGAAGGGTTTTATAAAAAACCAAGAGTATCTTTAGATTGGATTCAAGAAAATAAATTCGGTGAAGGTTTAATATGTCTTACTGCTTGCCAAGCAGGAAGATTAAGTAGATATTTAACAAAAGATAAAGAAGAAGAATCATTAGAATTTATTAAAAAATTACAATATATATTTGATTATGTATCATGTGAAATTCAATCTCATGATACTGAAGGACAAATATTTGCCAATGAAAAAATTTATAATTTTTCTCAAAAATATAACTTACCTTATGTTATTACTACAGATGCACATATGATTAGTAAAGATCAGATAAATACACATGCAATATTTGTAGAAATAGGAGAAGGTAGAGAAGTAGGAGAAAGTTATACTGATTGTTATTTACAAAAAGATTCAGATGTTTATGTTATTTTAGGAAAATATTATTCTAAAGAAATTATAGATAAAGGTATAAATGAAACTAATTTAATTTCAAATATGATTGAAAACATAGATATTGGATTAAATAATGGTGTTGTAATGCCAAAAATACAAATACAGGAAGGATTTAAAACAAATAAAGAATATCTAAAATACTTAATTTTTAAAAATTTTGATAAAAAATTTTCTCATTTATCTTCTAAAGATAGAGAGATAAGAAAAGATAGAATTGAAATGGAATTACCTATTTTATATACATTAAATTATACTGATTATTTTATTATGTTATATATGTTAGCAGAAGAAGCAAATAAACGTAATATCCCAAGAGGATATAGTAGAGGATCTGGAGCAAATTGTTTATGTCTTTATATGTTAGGTGTAACTCAAATTGATAGTATTCGTTGGGATTTAGATTTTTCTAGATTTGCTAATTTGGGAAGAAAATCTGTCGGAGATTTTGATTGGGATATATCAAAAAAGAGAAGAAAAGAATTTATTGATATATCAGAGGAATTATTTGGTAAAGGTAATGTTGCACCTATTGCTACTTTTAATACATTAAGCACAAAAGTAGCAATAAGAGATATTGGTAAAGTTTTAGATGAGAAATATGAAGAGTATAAAGGTAAAATTCCTTACAAAATGCGTGATGAAGTTGCAAAAATGATTCCTACAATTAAGACAATAAATGATTTAGGAGAGGAAGAAGAGAAAGAAGTATTATTAAGAGATATTTTATTTAAAAATTTAAAATTAAAAGAAATTTATGAAGAATATCCATTATGGTTTAAATATGTTATGGAACTTGAAGGATTGCCTAAAAGTATGGGTAGACATGCAGCAGGGACAATTATCACTCCAAACCCTATAATAGAATACTGTCCTGTATGTTATGATTCTGATGATAATATTATGATTCAACTTGAAATGCACTCGGCAATGGATGATTTAGGTTTAACTAAAATGGATTATCTTGGACTTGAAACTGTAGATATAATTGATGATACTTTAAAAATGTCTGGATTAACTTGGGAAGATGTTAATATAGACCATTTAAATTTATCAGACCAAAAAGTATATGATGAAATATATAAGACTGGTAATACTGTTGGTATATTTCAAATGGAGTCGGCAGAGGCAAGAAAAATGTGTGTAGAAGCAGAAGTTGATAATGTAGAAGATGTCATAGTTATTAACGCTGCCAATAGGCCAGGAACAAAAGATAATTTTCCTGATTATTGTAAAAATAAAAAATATCCCAATGATGTTGAAGTATTACATGAAGATTTAAAACAAGTATTTAATAAAACACAATATGTATTACTTTATCAAGAACAAGCATTGCAATTATTTAGATATGCAGGTTTTCCTGAAGAAGAAGTAGATAATGCAAGAAGAGCAATAGGACATAAAGAAAAAGAAACAATGAAAAAACTATCAATAAAATTTAAAGAAGGTTTATTTAATAAAGGATGGGATGAAGAACAAATAAATGAAATATGGGAATTAATGCAAAAACAGGCAAATTATTCTTTTAATCGAGGTCATGCCGTTGCTTATAGTTTACTAAGTTATCTTACTGCTTATTTAAAAACACATTACCCTCTATATTTTATGACTGCATGTTTAACTGCAAAAAGTGATAATATATCAAAATTAAGTGTATTTATAAATGAATGTCATAGGTTAGGCATTAATGTTTCTCCACCTAATATTAATTTATCAGGAAAAGAATTTACAGCAATAAAAGAAAAAAATAAAATATTATTTGGATTATATGCCATTAAAGGGATAGGAGATGCAGTAGTAGATTCTATTATAGAAAATAGGAAATATGATAGTTTTGATAGTTTTTTATTAAAAATAAAAGATGCTGGGAAAATAGGTAAAGGAGTAATAATTAAACTTGCTAAAAGTGGTTCTTTCCCAACAAAAAACAAAAGAGAATTTTTAACAAAATACGCAAATATTTTATTTGAAAATGACTATAAAGATGAAGTTTTTCAAGAAAGAAAATCTTTTGGGTCAGTAAAAGAATTAAAAGAAATATGGGGTATTGATACTGATATTATAAAAAATAAAAAAGAAAGAATTAAATTATTTAATCAATTAAGAAAAATTAAATTTAATAATGAAGAAGTAGATAGAGTATTCAAGAAAGAAAATGAAAGACAAAAATATATTAATGAATTTTCTTTAAAATATCTACAAGATGAATTTATGTGGGAATTTGAAACATTATCCATGTTTATTACATATAATCCTTTAAAGGAAGCATATAAATATGTAACTCCTTGGGATGAAGTTGAAAGTGGTAAAAAAGCAACTGTTATATGTGTTATTGTAGATATTAAAAGGAAAAAAGATAAAAATAATAATGCTTTTGCATATTTAGATTTATATACTCCTTATGGAATTATTGAGGCAACTTGTTGGGCAAGTAAATATAAAGAATTTAATGATTTAATTAAAAAAGGCAATAGTTTAGCAATATTAGGTAGAAAAAGAGAAGGGCAATTCTTTGTAGAATCAATAAAAACATATGAAAAATGGTTGATTGATAAGAAAATAAAAATGTTATAGGAGATATAAAATGGAAGAATATATTGAATTTAATTTAACACCTATTCATGAAGTAAGATATTTTGAAGAATCAAATTGGGGTTGTTATGAATTTTCAACTTTAGACAATATACCTAAGTATGAAAAAAATGAAAATCCATTCATAGGAGAAGAATTAAAAACAGGTAAATTAGTTGGTAAAATGCAGAAACTTTATATTGGTGCTGATTATAAAGTTTCTGCAAAACTTGAGTATAATAAAAAGTATAAAAATTATACATATAATCCTACTATGGGTATGGTTTCATCAGTTAAACCTAAAAATATTGAAGATCAAAGAAAATTTTTACAATCAATTACTACTCCTAATCAAGCAAATACTTTAATTGAAGCATATCCTAATGTAGTAATTGATGTTATTAATGGTAATTGTGATATTGATTTAAATAAAACTAGAGGAATTAAAGAGTATACTTGGAATTTAATTAAAAATAAAATACTTGATAATTATATAATATCTGATATTTTAATTATGCTTCAACCAATAGGTGTTACATATACAATGATTAAAAAATTATTAGATAATGAACCTAACCCTGAATTATTAAAACAAAAATTAAATGATAATCCATATGTATTAACTAAAATTAAAGGATTAGGATTTAAAAAAGTTGATGGTTTTGCGATAAAATTAAAACCAGAAATGAGAATATCTAATAAAAGAGTTTATGCGTATTTAAGATATTATCTTGAAGAAATTGGTGAAAAAGTAGGTCATACATGGGTTTACCAACAAGTTTTAGAATCAGCAGTAAGAGATAATATACCTGAATGTGAGGAATTATTTGAAAAAATTATAGATATAGAAAAAGAAACAAAAACAATGTTATATATAGAAGATGACAGAATAGGATTAAAATATTATAGAATTATTGAAGAAATGGTTTTTAAAAAATTAAAGTTAATAAATTCATATGAAGATACTAAAGTAATTAATGAAGATATTATACTAAAAAGTATAAAAGAAGCAGAGGATGAACAAGGATTTGAATTTTTAGATCATCAAATTGATGTTATTAGAAAATCTTTGAAAGATAAAATTGCTGTAATTTATGGGAAAGCAGGAGTAAGTAAGACAACATTAACAAGAGCATTGCTTAAAATATATAAAAATTTTGGATATTCTATTGGTGCTGTTGCTTTAAGTGCTAAAGCAGCACAACGTATTACTGAAGCAACTGGATTTTTTGCATCAACTATTCACCGTATGTTGGGGGCAAAAAGTTTAAATGAATTCAAATATAATAAAGATAATCCATTACCACTTGATGTTATTTTAATTGACGAATGTAGTATGATTAATGCAAAATTGTTTTATGATTTATTGCAAGCAATTAAACCAGAAACAAAAGTTATTATGTGTGGAGATAATCGACAATTACCACCTATTGGGTTTGGAAATATATTTAGTGATTTATTGGACAAAAAAGACATATTTAATATAAATGAATTAACTAAGGTTTTACGTCAAGCAGAACAATCAGGTATTCTTATGGATGCGAATAAAATAAGAGAAGGAATTAATCCAATTGAAAAACCAGAATTTAAAATTATTCATGGTGAATTAGAAGATATGTATTATATGTTTAGAAATGAACGTGATGTATTAAATAATATTGCAATTAAAACATATTTAAAGACTATTGAAGAAGATGGGTTAGATGATACAATTATAATAGTTCCAAGAAGAGAAGATTGTATTAATAGTACAAGAGAAATAAATATTAGAATACAAGATGTTTTAATTGATAATACTAAACCATATTTAAAATATGGGAATATTAAATATAAGCTTGGTGCAAAAATAATTCAACGTACAAATGATTATGAAAAAAATATATTTAATGGAGAAATAGGATATATTGTTGATATATTTAAAGAAAAAGAAAGAGATAATGATTATAATATGTTTTCAGTAGAATATCCTGGTAGTAAAATTATACATTATACAAAAAATGAATTAGATCAAATTGATTTTGCATATGCTCTTACGGTTCATTTATGTTTAACTAAGGATACTATGTTATATTCATCTAACGGAATAATTGAATTAAATAGTTTAAATCAAAATAATAATGAATATGGAAATTATGAAATTAAAGATGAGAATACAGTAAAAATTTACAATGGAGAATATATGGAAAAACCTTCACATTATATTAACAATCCAATATTACCATGTAAAAAAATAACTACTAAAAAAGGATATAATGTTACTGCTACATTAGATCATGGGTTTCAAGTATTAAATTCAAATGGAGATTTAGTATTTAAACAAGTTAAAGATATCACTATAGATGACTATTTGGTTTTATCAAAAAATCAAAATATATATGGTAATTTAATTAATATTTCTAAAAAATGGATGATTGATTTAAATTCAACAAATAATAATAATCGTATTTATAAAATTCCAACAATTATTGATACTTTATTTAGTGAATTTATAGGATTCATGGTTGCAGATGGAACAATATTTAATAAAGGTATACGTTTTACAAAAGAACACAAAGACGTAGTTGAGAGATTTAAATATGTTTGTGATATGTTATTTGGAACAAACGAAGAAGTAAGAAAAAATAGATATGAAGAAGTATATGAATATGAGATTCGTTCTACTTATATAGTAAATTTTTTAAGAAATATAAATGGAATACAACCTCATAAAAAATATGTGCCTGATATTATTTTTCAAACAACAAAAGAAAATCAATGTTCATTTTTAAAATCTTTATTTGAAGATGGGACAGTAAATTTAAAAGAAAATAAATTTGATCATATAGAATTATCTTTTAAAGATAAAAAAATTATTAATCAAATTCAAATAATTTTATTAAATATGGGAATAATATGCTCTACAAAAATATATAAAAATGGACGTACTAGCAAAAGTAAAAATGAATATCGTTACATGTTATATATTTATAGGAAAGATGCAATTAAATTTTATAATAATATAGGATTTGTTTCTAAATTCAAAAAAGATAGACTTGAATTATGTTTTAGAGAAAATATTAATTCATCTGATAAATTAACCATACCATATATACCTAAAAAGATAAGATTATTAATAGAAAAATATCATATTAAATTAAATAATAATTTATATAAAAATATGATAAAAACTAGTGTAAAAAATAAAATTACATATGATATGGCAAATAAATTATTAAATGAAATAAAAAATACTACTATAAAATATACAAATGACGATATTGTATTGATTAATAATTTAGATAGATTAATAAATAATAATTATATTGACAAAATAGATAATATTATTAATGAAGAACATGAGACTTGTTGTTTAACTATGCCTGAGACACACCAATTTATTCAAAATGGTTTTGTAGGTACTAATTGTCAAGGCTCAGGTTATAAAACTATTATTGGGATAGTTGATAATACTCATACTATATTATTAGATGCTTGTTTATTATATACTCTGCTTACCAGAGCAAAGAAAAAGGCATTATTATTAGCAGAACCATCTGCTTTTAAAAAGTGTATTGATAATAATAAAAGCATTGCAAGACAAACTTGGCTAAAAGAATTTAATTAATTTTAATAAAATACTAAAATAAATATATTGACATATATTCATCAATCATTTATAATATAAATAGAAAAATAATTAAAAAATAAACAAAAATAATTAAAAGTGTTGATTTTGCAAAATTATCAAAAACTACACACCTCATAAACCCTTATAAATCAACACTTTTCAATCTTCAATATCAGCATAAATTCGATGTTTTGTCACGATTTACCAAATTAAATAAAAGGAAATATAATATGAACAAGAGTACTTATTCATTAATTGAAAATAACCCAGAAGTTACAGAAATATATAATGCACTAGATAAACTTAGAGA